GAAGATGGTAGTTATCGAGGTGGCTCACAGGCATGGTATAGTAGAAATTCTAATTATGGTGATGTTAAAATTAAAACATTAAAATTATTAGAAGTTGGACAAGATGTTTTTTATAATAATTCAACAGGTTTATTGACTGTTACAACACAAACTGATCCAGATTGGGTATTCGGTGAACAGAGTCAAGATGAGGTACAACTGAATAGTTTACCTTTCACCGGTGGGTTATCAATTGGTGGCACGTTCTCGGTGGTTTCAGTAGCAGCGACTAATATATTTGGTGTTAACATTGGTGTTAGAGAAACATCACATGATTATCAAGGAGGAGGAGAAGTATTACCTTGGTATGGTGATTTAACATTTGGATCGGGTTATAATGGTATAAATGGTATAGGAGTGACTGTTGTTGATCTTGGATACAAACATCGTTTTGTGTATGCAAATACGGGTGCTATTAACAGAAGTAGTGACGGTGCACAATTAACACCAACAAATGCAATTTACAATCCTGTATCAGGCATTGTTACTTTCACTGTGGCAGATCATGGATTATCAACAAGTGATAATATCACTTTAGATGAATATTCAATAGTATTCAAATGTTCAAAAGATAATTACTTTACAGATCATCCATATCCTAGATCCACTGATCCTGCTGGAGGGGGTGAATCATTGAGTGTAACAAAGGTAGATGATAATAATTTTAGTGTTAATGTTGGTACAAATGTAGGATCAGGTGCTACTATAACCGCCAGTGTTGGTGTGGGAGGAACACTTGCATTTACCATTGTAGGTGGTGGTAAGAGTTATAAAGATGCGAAGATTTTTGTATCTTCTCCTTCTTATTCTGGTTTGGGTATTACAGGTTTATCAAGACTTGGAATAGGTGAAACATACGATACTGGAAAAAATATTACAGTAGATGTAAATGTTGGTCCAGTAAGCACTAATGTGGGTATAGGTTCTACATTATTTGAAGTTAAAAACTTTAAAGTTAATGGTAACGGTAATGCATTTAATTTTGGAGATAAATTTACAGTTGTTGGTTTAGTGACCGATGCTAGTTATACACAACCTATTAAGAACTTTGAATTAGAAGTTATTAGAGTTTATAACGATAGATTTACTTTCTTCCAATTTGGGGAATTTGATTTTATTGATTCAATAAGGAGTTTACAAAATGGATCAAGAGTGAGATTCCCTATAAAATATAATCTTGAGCAGTTAAGTATAGAGGAGGGAAATTTATTTACTGGTGATTTATCAAATATTTTAATAATTTTTAGAAATGGTGTTCTACAAGAACCTAATAAAAATTATATTTTTGATGGTGGAACATCCTTAATATTTACATCACCACCAGCAAAAGATGATGACATACAAATTTATTTCTATAGAGGAACTGCTGGAATAGATTCATTACAAGTGGATGCTGAAACTTCTCCTGTTGAAAAAGGTGATACTGTTCAAATAATCAAAAATTTAGGTTTAACAACTAGTAAATCTCAAGATCCTAGAGTAATTTTTGATATAAAAGATTCAGACGAAATTGAAACAAATATTTATTTTGGTCAAGGAATTAATGAGGTAGACTTTAAACCTTTAGATTTAATAAAACAAAAAAGAGATTTAGCTGTAAATGATGAAAAAGTTCCAAAAACAAGACAATTGATAGAAACTTTGGTATTTCCAACTGCAAAGGTAATTGGTGATATTTCAATTTCTAATAATGAAATATTTGTAGATGATGCATCTTTGTTTAATTATGAAAAAGAACCGACTGCAGATTTTCAATTAAACTTGGTTTCAGGAGTAGGTAATCCTGTGGCAGCAGCATTGACTGCAATTGTTTCAGGAATTGGCACAATTCAATCCTTAAGTATAGTTAATGCTGGAGCTGGATATACTGAATCAACAATACAGTTATCAATTGGCATACCTACCACAGGTATTACATCTTTTACAAAAAATGATGGAACAATTGGATTTGGAACAATTGCAACTGCAACTGCAACCATAACAAATGGATCAGTTAGTTCAAGTAATATCACAAATCCTGGTTCGGGATACACAAATACTAATCCACCTAAAGTTCTTGCTCCCAAATCACCGATAGTTGATGAAATTGCAAGTGGCACAAATCTTATTTTTGAAAATGCATCCGGTATTATTACGGGTATAGGAACTACAATATTCAATTCATCATTAGCAATCAAATTTACAGGTATAAATACTGAGGGGTTAGGTCCGATCACAATCGGTGATCCATTATTCGTATATGACACCACTGTTGGAAATGGTGTTACATCGACTGATGTAACAAATACAAATGTAGTAGGTATTGGTACGACTTTTGTTGATAATGTTTATATCGTTGCAGGAATAACAACATTGGGGGTAGTTGGTGGAGGTAATACTATCACTGGTATTATTACTTGCACCATTGACACTAATACAGTTGGGATAGCAACAACTGAGACCACTGGTGCACCGGTTGGTAGATTTTCATTAGGAAAAATATCAAATATAGTAAGATCTTCAAATCCAATATCTATTGGTGTTACAGGATTAACTGTAGATGTAGGGTTATCAACTTTCCCAACTGTGATTAGAAGATCAGGTGATGATACTCTCAGAAAAACTGGAGCATTAAAAACTAATCTTATATAATGATGTATAAATATCTAAAAAAACAATAATAATGCCAGCAATTGTAACAGATCAATTCAGAATATTTAATGCTAATAATTTTGTTAATTCCGTATTAACAGGTGATGATTCATATTATGTGTTTTTAGGATTAGCAAATCCATTTGGAAACATACCATTTACAGATTCGGTTGTTGGGTTTGGTAGAACTTCAAATTGGCAAACTCAAACACCAGCACCTGTAGATAATTTACAATATCTTACTCATTACAGAGATACCATGCTATTTGGTAAAAAAATTAATAGTGCCAATATACGTAGAGTTGTAAAGAGACATAATTGGATAACTAACACTCGATACGATATGTATCGTCATGATTATCAAACAATAGTCAATCCAGCTCCAAATAGTGATACCGGTAATTTATATGATTCATCTTTTTATGTTGTTAATAGTGATTTTAAAGTTTACATATGTATTGATAATGGATCAAGTGGTACAAATGTAAAAGGAAACGTATCTGTTGATGAACCTACATTTACTGATTTAGAAGTATCTGCTGCTGGAACGAGTGGTGATGGATACCTATGGAAATATTTGTTTACAGCATCACCATCAGACATCATTAAATTTGACTCCACTGAATTTATAGTATTGCCAAATGATTGGGAAACATCAACTGATAGTCAAATACAAAATGTAAGAGAATCAGGAAATTCTGATTTAAACTTAAATCAAATTAAAAAAGTTTATATAGAAAATGCAGGTAGTGGAGATAATGCAGTTTATGCAACAAATACGTATGAAGTTGATATTTTAGGTGATGGGTCTGGTGCAAAAGTGCAAATTGTTGTTGACACAACTGGAAAAATTTCAAGTGCAAAAGTTTCATCAGGTGGTTCAGGTTATACATTTGGTGTAGTAGATTTAGGAACAGTTCAAATAAATCCTCAAGCAAGTTTAAGTGTTCAAAACGCAGCAAAATTAATTCCGATCATACCACCTTCAAAAGGACACGGACATAACATATACAAAGAATTAGGTTCTGATAAAGTCTTAGTTTATGCTAGATTTGATGATTCTACTAAAGATTTTCCAACAGATACTAAATTTTCTCAAATAGGAATCATAAAAAATCCTACTCAAGTCAGTTCTGCTGCTACTTTCACTTTAAATCAATTTAGTTCTGTATCCTCTTTAAAACTAGAATCAGATATAGGCATTTCTAAGTCTTTGGTTGGTTTAGGAATCACTCAAGTAACATCAAGTGGGGATATTGCAAGAGGATATATTTCTTCATATGATAAAGATACACAAGTTTTGAAATTTTATCAAGATAGATCATTATATTTTGTAAATGGAAATGATCAAACTGACAATCCTAATATATCAAATCAATCAAAAGTAGTTCAATTTGATTCCGGAGGAGGAGCAATAATTTCAGATAAGACTGATCCTGATTTAGAATTTTCAAAATCTATTGATAATAATTTTAGTGGGATAACAACAACAATTAATAATAAAATAATTAATTTAGGAGTTAATTTTACAAATGGAGTTGCTCAAGAGGAGATAAATAAAAAAACAGGGGATATTATCTATATTGATAATAGAGAATTGGTCGAAAGAAACTCCAGACAGAAAGAAGACGTAAAAATCGTTCTTGAATTTTAAGTAAAATGAAACAAAAAACAAATTTAAATACAAGTCCATATTATGATGATTTTGATCAATCTAAAAATTTTTATAAAGTTCTTTTTAAACCTGGATTTCCAGTTCAAGCAAGAGAATTAACTAGTTCTCAATCAATATCACAAGATCAATTATCTAAATTTAGTAATTATGTTTTTAAAAATGGAGCAAAAGTAATACCAGGTGACCCATCATTTCAAGATAATGTTAGATCTATAA